AAAGTCACAGAGCTGTGGTACTAGAAAACGAGTGAAAGCAAATTCCGTACTCTCGTTCTGAAATGGACGAGTATATTCGGATATTTCCGATTTTTTGAGTGGTATGATTTCATGATTAGAATTGTAACGAGTTATGCTTTTTGCACATACGTCAAACATTTCTGGGTACTTAGATTCGTAGCCTATAAAGATTTTCATTCTATTATCCTTTTTTGAAAGTAATGTTCCATTTTATGGTCTTGTGGCACAGCAAAGTAAAGATTAGAGGTAAAAGGGTCTTTAAAATATGCTAACTGTGGCCGTGTTCCTGGTTTCGCTAGACTCATTACTAATTTGCTCATTAGTACCTGAGTTTCTTTTTGTAATTGTTTTATCTTCTCTTTTAGTTCTTTTCTTGTATCATCACACTTTTTTATTTTCTTGTATTCTTCACTTTCTGGGTCTAGTCTTTCTATATCAAAATCTTGTGTAACATAATAATCATTTATATTATCTTCTACAAAAACTGGTAGTTCGGGTAGATTTGGGTGTTTACCTATTCTCCCTTCTTCTAAGTCTTTGTTTACATTAGACATATATAATTTCATCCAATCCATATCCGTCATACCATTGGACTCATCTGCAACCATACCGCCATACATATTATTATATACATATGTACAAGGAATCTCTTTTAATCTTCTTACTTCTAATTCTTTTTGGAAATGTTTATGCTTTAGTTGTAGATAAAATCTTGTATCTTCTCCTATTCTCATACTTTCATCAAATCTTAACTTAGCTGCTTTTTTAGAATACCATACAGGTCTACAATGATTATCTACCATCATTTGATTAGTAACATGAGAGAAATAAGTCTCATTTAATTGTCTATTTAGAGCATGTATTTCTCCTGTATAGGTAGCGTATAAATGACATACTTTCTCTATACCACCCATTTTTTGTACTTTCTTTCTATAATCTAGTTGGTATTTATACATCATAGGTACATATGTGTCAAAATGAGCATAATCTTTTTTGTAATTAGCAGGTCTATCAGGGTTATTCATTATTCTAACAAATATTCTTTGACCATATTTATCTATATTTTGTGCCCATTGATGATAAATAATAATACTATCAGGTGCATTTTCTTTTGCAAGACTCTTATATAAATTAACCCCATAAGGGGTTAATATATCATCTCCATCTATTTGCACCATATAGTCATTATCAGACTTTTCAAATATCTTTAGTAATTCATTTTTTCCTTTTCCTGGATTACCGTTTGATTCTGTTATATAATGTTCTATTCCTTTTTCTATACACCATTGACTTACTACTTCTTCGTATTCTTTACTTAAAGTATTTATAACTACTACTGCATCTTTGTAAGATATGTTAGACCACCTAGGGTCAAAGTGACACTTTAGTCCTTTGAAGCTAGTATCAGTTTTGGCACTGCGGTCAAACCAATCTAAATATCTTCCAGATGCAGAAGTAAGTATATAAAATTTAAGAGTCTTCTTCACCGACATCGCTACTATTTACCTGACTACCTAAGTCATTAATATAAGCCTGTCTAGCTGTTTGGCATATAGCAATAAGATGTTTACATCTGTCTATTTCTACATCAGCCACATTTATAGACATAACTATAGCCTGTTGCTCTTTTGTTAACTCACTAACAACATGTTCTACTCCATCGATAGTGATTGTTTGGTTATTGCTCATTTAAATATATCCTGCCAATTTCCTTGTGTACTAGCCTTAGCATACTCGGTAGCACGGTTTTCAAAAAAGTTGGTATGCTCAACTGCATTTACTTGCATATCAATCCAAGGCAGTGGATTAGTAGTACTATGGAATATGTTCTTCATTCCTAATCCTAATAATCTTCTATCTGCAATATATCTGATATATTCTTTTACTTCTTTTGCTGTTAAGTCAGGTATGTCTGCTTTATCGAAACAAACATCAATAAACTTATCTTCTAATTCAACAACGCGTTCTGCTGCACAATATATCTCGTATTTCAGTTTATCTGTCCATATATCTGGATTTTCTGCAATAAAAGTTCTAAAGAGTTTTGATAATCCTTCAACGTGAAGTGACTCATCTCTTATAGACCATGTTACTATCTGCCCCATACCTTTCATCAAGTTATGTCTTGGATAGTTTAGAAGTATAGCAAAACTACTAAATAGTTGTACTCCTTCTGTAAATCCACTATAGACTGCCATTGTTTTTGCAATCTCATGTGGATTTGACATATTAAAATCAGTTAAGTACTCATGCTTCTCTGCCATAGCTTGTATCTCAAAGAACTCCGTGTACTGTTCATCTGACTTTCCTAGTGTCTCCAATAATAAAGAATATGCTTCTTGGTGTACTGCTTCCATAGCAGCATAACTTACTAGCATCATTCTTATTTCTGGTTGTTTGAATGTTGGTAGATAATGCTTTGCATATCCACAACATACATCTACATCAGCTTGTGTAAAGAACTTAAATATATTATCTATAAGTGTTCTTTCTCCTTCTGATAACTTTTGATTATAGTCTTTGATATCGTCTTGGAGTGGTACCTCTTCAGGCAACCAATGCATTTGTTGTTGTTTCTTATAGAACTCAAACGCCCAAGGATAATCAAAAGGTTTATAATAATCCCTTTCCGTTAATAATTTACTCATTTATCCCTCGCAACTTAGACAATCTGATTGCTCAAAGATTATCTCTCTCTTAGCCAAAGAAGATACGTTATCAGCTCTGCCAATAGCTTCACTTCTTAGGTAATATAATGTTTTTAAGTTCTTTGCCCATGCTAACATATGAACATTATGCAAATCACCTTTGTTTACATCAGGCGGGAAAAATAGATTCACACTTTGAGACTGACAAATAAATTCTTGTCTAACCGAAGCGTGTTCTACTAACCACGACTGATTAATTTCTACTGCTGTTTTGAATACATCTTTCTCCCAATCATCTAATACAGTTAAGTGTTGAACACTTCCTTTATTTGCAACTATACTAGACCATGTTTCATCATACAGCTCGGGAGCAACTTTTTCTTTGATGATTGCATCTAAGAATTTATTTTTTACTAAGTTACTTCCTGTTTTTGTTTTTTGTGTATAAGCATTAGCTCTATACGGCTCAATACTTGGACTTGTGTTTCCACAAATAATACTAGAACTAGCATTAGGAGCAATCGCTAATAGATGAGCATTTCTTACTGTGCAAGAATCATCATCAGGACACGCACCTCTTTCTGCTGCTAACTGTCTAGTTTCATTGTCTGCGTGTCTTTTTATATACGAAAACATTTCTAAATTTGTACTACCTGCCATAGCACTCTCAAATGGAATACTATTTTTCTGTAAGTACGCATGAAACCCCATTGCACCAAGTCCAATACTTCTCTCCCTGTAAGCACTGAACTTAGCCTTGTCTAATTGACTAGGTGCATTTTCAATAAAGTATGTTAACACATTATCTAGCATCCTAATCAAGTCGGGGATGAATGAGGGATGGTTTTTCCACTCATCATAATACTCTAAATTTACACTAGAAAGACAACATACTGCTGTTCTTTCTTCATCAGTAGCAAGAGTAATCTCACTACATAAATTAGAGTGATGTACTTGTAACCCTTTTCTTTTCTGAAAATCAGGTAAGGCGTTTTGTACTGCATCTTCATACATTATATATGGTTCGCCTGTTTCTATTCTATTCTGTAGTATCTTTACCCACAATGCTCTCGCACTTACTGTTTTTCTGACCTCTCCAGAGTGAGGGTCAACCAAATCCCAACTATCATCGAAATCGGGATACTTTGTTGCGGAGTGAATAAGTTCCATGAAAGCATCAGATATAACGATGCCGTGGTGAAGGTTAAGACACTTGCGATTCGTATCGCCACCAGTAGGTTTCCTAACATCTAAGAACTCCTCAATTTCGGGGTGGGAAATATGTAAATACCCAGCATAACTACCCCGTCTAGTTACACCTTGTGAGAATGCAAGCATCTCTGCATCTACAACTTTAACAAAAGGTATGACGCCAGTGGATTCTGAGCCTTTAGAAGTTTTACTTCCCATAGACCTCACGTCACTCCAGCTACCGCCAATACCTCCACCGAAAGAACTTAAGAACGCATTTTCTACAAAATGGTCTGTGATTCCTTCTCTACTATCATCAACATAGTTTAAGAAACAACTAATTGGAAGTCCTCTTTGAGTACCTCCATTTGATAATACAGGGGTAGCAAACATAAACCACAGTTTGCTTACATAATCATATAACCTTTGTGCGTGGTCTTCATCATCTGCAAAAGCAGTTGCAGCACGAGCAAAAGCTTCTTGAGGTGAAGTCTCATCACCTACCATATATCTATCTTTTAGAGTTGCATGAGCAAATTCATCTAAAAGTTTATCTTTACTAAAATCAATCTTTACTGACATAATCTTTTACTAATCCTATAATTTCTTTTGCATGACCTAAGACTGCAGCGTCTACGTCATATGTTAAATCCATGAGTTTTACACCTGTTTCTAGTCCTTCACTTCCGAACTCATTTAAGTTCTGAATGTATTTGTACTTTCCTTCAAGAGGCAAACTCGCCATAATATCGAAGATATCTCCATATTGTTCTATGAGTTGTGCAGCTCTTTTAGGGCCGACACCATCAACTCCTGGTACGTTATCTCCTTTATCTCCAGTTAAGCACTTGTATGTTAAGAAGTACTCAGGGTCAAAGTCATAATGCTCATCCCAGTTTAGGAGTGTTGTTTCTTTTCTTGTTACAGTCGAAAAACGACTGATATTTTCATCGACTAGTAAATCCCAGTCGCGGTCTGATGATATCATCCAAATCTCTTCAAGACCTAAGTCTTCTCTGTTTTGACAGATAAGAGCAGCTATATCATCAGCTTCTACGCCCTGATATTTGAGCGTAAGATACCCCTTATACTTTAGCGTATTCATAGTTGTACCGAACTCTTGTAAAAACTCTAAGAACTCGGCTTCTTCTTCAGGGGTTTGTTCTGCATATCGTTCTTTACGATTTGCTTTGTACTCTGGATAGACTTCTTTTCGGTAGTTGCTACCGCCGTCGCCTAAGACGACTATCTCTCCACAGTTGTAGGACTTGGCAAGTGACTGAACTGTACGAACATACTCATGTTCAAAGTCCAAGTTACCTTGGTGTTTCCATCGAAAAGCTAGATTGAGTCCATCAACAATCAGCAGATTCCCGTTGGGAGTCGGCTTTCCATGGTTCATAAATTGTATCGCCATTGGTAAATTCCATATTTTGTGTTTCTAAAAATTGCTCAGCAAAGGTGACATAGCACCCAAGCCAATTAATGTACATATGTTTTTTGTAAAGTGGCTTTCTTGTCGTTGCCACATACCAGCGTGAGTGGTTTTCTTTGAAAATAAGCAAGGGTTCTTGATTCATCTGTTCCGCCTGCTCTACTAACTTAGTCCACCACCCAACAAAGGTGTTACTCTTTTGAGTAAATATTTTATGGTTAAATGCCATATCTCGGTAAAATTTTACTTCGATTGTAAACTTATTCTTCTTGTGTGGTATCATCAAGTCTCCCTTGATTTTACCGCTTCCACTACCAGGAGTTTGTGTAAAGGTTTCTCCTGTAATTCTGTGAAGCATTTCTGCTACTTTTAATTCTGCGTTATTTCCTTTTGCTCTACTATTAACCAATTAACTTCTCCAAATCTGTATAGCCGCCGATATGCTTATCGTCAACTTTGATTTGTGGGAATGTTCTTGCACCAGGAAATAGTGTTCTAACGTCTGCTGCGGAAAAGTCTGTTCCAATCATTTTATACTCAACTCTAGTCACTTCATCAGCGTGGTCAGCTAAGAACTTAGCCTTCTTGCAGTAAGTGCAGTTTGGTATGCTGTAAATTTCTACTTTCATATTGTCTCCAAATATAATATATTATAACAGAAAACAACTTTCTTGTCAAGTAATACTTTCGTAATGCTATTCAAGAGAACTGATGTTGTCTTCTTTTATTATTTCTATTTTCTCTAGTAAAGGATGTGTCCAACCATGTGACACCATGTATGTATTAAGATTTTCTTCTTTTAACAATACCTCTACTACTTTTTCTTTTCCGACTTCGTCTAACGCTTGGTTTACTTCGTCAAGGAAAAGAACATTGATTTGACTTCTACTTATTGAAGCCATTAACTTCCTAATTGATACTAACGTTGCAATATTTACTCTAGCTAACTCGCCGCTAGAAAGAGCAAGGATGTCAATAATATTGCCGTTGTCTGACACTTCCACATTTAGTTTATCATTCTCCACTACAAAATTGATGGCAAATCTACCATCACTAAACTCTGCTAGATATTCATTTGTGAGAATTTCTAACTCTTTTACTAAACTCTCTATCTTATAGGCTAAGAGTCCGTTTGTTGAGAAAGCTTTCTTAAGTGTTTCAAGTACCGCCAGTTTGTCTTCTGCACTCTGTAGTCTAGACTCGCTTTTACTAAGGTCGCTCTCAAATTGTTCCGTTTGTTCAAGAATGATGCCAATTCTTGTGTTATGCCTTTCTCTTTTTTCGTTTTCATCGATTACCTCTTGAAGAGACGACCTAGCAGTGGCAATTTTTGTACGAAGTTCCTGAATCTGCTCTTGGATTTCTTCTGCATTGATTGCCTGTTCCGGGAGGTCAATGTCGATAGACCTGTAGAGGTCCTCCCACTGTTTGATATCCCGTTTTGCTTGTTTATGTATCTCATTCTCTTTACTAATCATGTCTGTGAGTTGTTGCTGTTCTTCCAACTCTTCGTTAATTTTTGCCAACTTAGTTTCATGTTTCTCTAGCTGACTAGCTACAAAAACATCATCTATAGTTTGACTACAAGTAGGACACTCTGCATTTGTCTGAGACATTAGGTCAGTATATTTACTTACCATATCTTTCTCATTTAGACTTTCTACTTTAAGTGTCTGCACTTTACCTAAATGTTCTATGTAAGGTTGTTCTTCAGGATAGCTTGTCAACTGCATTTTTGCTTTGTCAAGGTCTATCGCTTTTAACTGGTCTTTCAGATTTTCATTCAGATTTATTTTTTTGTTCTTTTCGGAGATATTTTCAAAATCTAATTGTAAAGAACGCAAAGATTGTTCGTCTTCTTCCGAAATTTTTGGTAAAATCATCTTTTCAAGTAGTTCTGTATTTTCCAAAAAATTGTCCTCAAGCCATTTTTCAATTGTTGCAATTTTGGCTTGCTCACTTGTAATTGTAGTACTAGCAACCCTTACTGCTTCTTTGAATGTCTCAAAGTATGCGACATAATCATCTAGTTTTAAAAGGTCAATTAAGAACTTTTTACGGTTTGTGTCTGTCGCTGTCAAGAATTGTAATGATGCATTGGTATTCTGGTACACTAATTGTGAAAACGTCTTGAAATCAATGCCCAAAATATCCCCAAGCGTCTTATACGTATTTGACGCTGTGTGTGAACTAATATCTTCGCCATCTTTTGTTAGTTTACACTTTAGAGCAGATTTTCGGTTTACGCTGATAACATACTCAGAAGAGTCCACTGTAAAAGAAAGGCTGATATTATAACCATTATTGATATATCGGTTCGCGATGTCAGCTTTCTTAACATTTTTACTATTCTTATTAAATAATACTTCCTCTAAAATAAGGGGAATAGAGGATTTTCCCACTCCGTTTGTTCCTACTAATTGTGTGAGAGTTGATTCTGATAAGTCAATCTCGTTACCTGCTCCGTAGGAAAAGCAGTTATCCCACTTCAACTTCTGAAGAATAATCATTGAATACTCCCATTATATTTTTTATTTTATCATCATCAAAAGATAATATCTCTTGAAGATATTTAACTAATTCATCAGAAATAGATAAATCGCCACTCAAGTCTAATCTTGCATCCACAGTTCTATTTACAACTTTCTTGTCAAGAAGTTCTGAGTTTTTGACTTGTGCCAAATCTTGCATATCTCCTGTAACTTCGTAAATAGTATGGTGAAAGTCTGTTTGAACCATTTCATCAGTGTTATCCACAGTCTTACGAATAAGTTGTGGTAAATCAAACTGATGCCATGTCCAACTAAAGTCATCATCAAGGATTAGATACCCCGTTTGGACTTCGTTTCTATGAAATGATGTAGTCATAGGACTTCCTGGGTATACAATATTTCGTTGAGTATTCTCGTGAGCATGTAAATCTCCAGCAAAGACTGTCTTGAATCTATCAAATCTAGTTAAATCTACTTCTGGGTTAACATGTGGTGGTATCTCTCCACGTACATGTGTAAATAAGACTTCTGCGTCTACATTTATATCTTCTATACTGTTTTTTCTATGTAAATCAGCATAGGGTAATATACACCAGTTGTCTTCATAATAAGTTTCTGTAATCACTTTCACTAAAGGATTAAGTTCGCTTGTTACTCTCTTTAAATTATCAAAGAAAGTTTTGTGTTTTCTAGTGGCCTCATGGTTGCCATCATAGATAATCGTCTCTACTTCTGTCTTTTTTACAAAATCAAAGTATAAAGTAAGTTCATCCATGGAAGGGACTCGGTCAAACAAGTCCCCACCAATGATGTGAAGGTGAACTCCATGATTATCTACAGCGTCCTGCACTTGCTGAAAGAACATTTCATAGCGTGAGCAAGCCCATGCTACAGGTACATTCTTTTGTCCAAGTTTTATATGCCAGTCTGCTGTAAATAAAATCATACTACGAAGTCATCCCCAGGTGTCCATTCACACCCCGTTAATCCACCTGCTTTTATGCCTTGTAAAGTTCTAAGAACTTCATTAGCATTTCTGCCTGTGTCAAGTGCGTTAACACTTACATGTTGTACTACATCATTTCTATCAATAATGTAGGTTGCTCTATAGCAAACTCCTGCTTCCTCGTCAACTATTCCTAGTTCATCTGAGAGTCTTAAACCGCAGTCTGCTGCTAATGAATGATTAATGTTTCCAATTAGTTCGTTATCTTTCTTCCAAGCTAACTTACAGAACTCATTATCTCCACTAATACCGATTACGTTTGCCTCATCTACTAATACGTCCATTCCTGCAATTTCTGTAGGACAGATAAAAGTAAAATCTTTTGGATAGAAGTAGATTACTGTATAATCGTGTTTTAACGGGTCATAGTGTTCAGTAACTGAAACTTCTACAAACTCGTTGTCTTTATTGACACCCTGCAATTTAAATGCAGGAAACTTCTCTCCTACTCCAATCATGATACGTCAAACTCCGATGATACTTCCTCAGGTGTTTCGCCGCCTTGGTCATTAAGTCTTCTTAATAATTCTAGCTGTGCATCTGCTGTTGGTCTAACAAGAATTTCATCCATAGACTTAAGGTCTGTGATTAGTTCTTTTTCCCAATCTTCCAGTTCTCTTGGCTTACACTTTAGGACTTGTAATTGATACTCGACATTAAATACCTGTGGGCCAGTCTTCTTTCTTTTGAAATGGATGTCATATCCTGTGACTGGGTCTGTTGGGTCTCCCAACTCTTCCATAGCTACTATAACTTGGTCGAATAGTTTTCTTTTTAAATTAAGAACTTTTACTGATTTATCGGCGTAGTCAATACACTGAACGGCGTAAGACCATCCACATTTTAAATCAGGGTAAAAGTCTCGAACATGGTCATGTTCTACATTGTTGAATGTCTCAGAGTTTCTGTCAAAAGATAAGCACTCCATAGGAATGTTTTTGCCATTTTCTCCTTTAATCCAGTAAACATATCTAGGAAGTAAATCTCCTACCAGTCTTACGTGGTGGTCTTCTTTACCTGCGTAGTTGTATGTTTCTATTTTGTTTTTTTGGGCTGAGCCCTTGGTTTGGTTGAATCCAATTGCCATTTTTATTCTCCTTGTGTCTCCTCGTAATAAAAGTGTATCCTTCCATCTTTTACTTTGAGCAGTCTGTTATTATTTATAATCTCTTCCGAAACTGGACATTCCAGAAGGTCTAGTGTGGTGTCTTTTGTATTTACATAGTTGTGATAATTGCGAAATGATGCGACACCTGCATACTCCACAACTTCTCTATCACTCAATGCTCGACCAGCTTCAAGTAACTCTTTTGGATTTAAGAGATACGATTTTCCACCGAATCGATAGCGATAAAACTTAAAAGTCTTATCATGATAATTTTTTGGTTTAATCTTGTAAGTAATTATACGAAGGATTTGAATTGCATCAGCAACATTTCCTTTGCTTACTTTCATTATCTTATTCCAATCAAATAGTAACATATTATAACAAATTTTTGAACTCGTGTCAAGAATTATTTTTCTTGTCTAATAAGTCATTGGGGCGAGATTGCATTTTAAGCATGTCGTCTGGTGCAATTGTAGCATGTACATCTGCTTGTGCCATTTTGACTATACTTCCTCTGAAGATATGTGAGCCACAATGCATTAACTCCACTAAAGGCAATGCCCAAATATCGATTCCTAGCTTAGTACAATACTCTGAAAACATATAATCTTCAGAAAGATATCTATTTTCTTCGTTTATTACACAGTCAAAAAAAGCAGTAATCTTTTCTCCTTGTTTAAACTCTCCTTCTCTTAAGTGGTCAGGAGTGTATAATAACTCAGGATGTGCTTCTGCATACTCTTCAAAGACAGACCTTTCTACAAACATGAAACCAGTAGCACCTTCTTTAATTTTTACAGGCTCATACACAGGAGCTTTACCTTCAGGGTATTCTTCATGTTTAGGGTTAAATACCATATCTCCTGCTACTTCTTCTAGTTCCCAAGGCTTTTCATCAAACATTCCTGTTTTTGCAGCGCGTAGCACTTTCTCCCATGCTATAGTCTTTTTAGGGTACAGTGCACAGAATACTCTATACAGTTCAGGATTTTCTGCCATAAGATGTATCATATACATCAAATCCATAGACTTCCATCCAATATCACTATCTATAAAAAGTAAATGTGTACACTCACTCTTCAAAAAGTTTGCTACACAGTAGTTTCTTGCCCTTGTAATCAAAGACTCGTTAAATAAATAGTATAGTTGCATAGGTATTCCAAACTGTTGAAACTGTCCTACTGTGTCCATAAGTGATTTGGTGTAAAGACCATGACACATTCCACCATACATAGGTGTTGCTAAAAAGATTTTCATCTCTCTCATTTTTTCTAAATTTAATTGTATTTCCTGTCCGCTCATAATATTTTTACCTCATAGTCTTGCTTTATATAGTACCCCATTCTAGCGTTAGCTTGGCGAGTAGCTGTTTTTCCTTTTAAATGTATATCAACCACTACTGGCTGTCTCTTCCCTTTTTGTTCTCTTATTACTCTACCTATTAACTGTGTGAGAAGGGGCTCATTGTTAACAGGTGTTCCTAGTACTAAACAACTTAAGTCATTTAGTGATATTCCTTCTGAAAATATAGATTGTGTTCCAAATAAAATATTTTTATCTTTACCTTTTATTAGTTGCATTGTATCTTCTCTTTCTTGAAAATCCATATCTCCTGTGATTGATACTGCATTATCGCCTACTAGTCTAGCACATGCTTTTAGAAAAGCGACTCTATCAGATACGACCAGTACTTTATGCCCTAGTGCAGCATACTTTGCAGCTATCATCGCAACACTATGCACATATTCTTCATTGTATGCTAGATGATTTATGCGTTCTGCCCAAGGTGTAAATGAACCATCTAAAAATCTTATATCTGACTTTATAACATGTACCTCTGGTATAAGATAGTTTTCTTTAGGCGGTTTAAAAACATTATGCCCAAAATAGTCTCTAAAAACTACATGGCGTCCATCTTTTCTCTCCAATGTTCCTGTCAAGCCTATCTTATATCTTGTAGGCATTTCATCTACTATTCGAGTAAAAGTAGGACTACTAACATGATGCATTTCATCTAATATCAATGTTCCGAATTCTTGTTTTATATCGTCCATTTTTCGGTACAAACTCTGTATATTCCCAATAACTATAGGTGCTTTTATATTAAACTGTCCACTACCTATTCTGCCTGCTTGTATTCCAAAGCATTTTTGTACTTCTTTTTCCCACTGATTCCTTAAGTTAGTTGTATGGGTAACAACTAATGTTTTCTGACCAAGCTTCGCTGCGATAGCTAAACCTGTAAATGTCTTTCCCCAACTTACCCATGCGTTTACTATAGCATTGTCATTTATCTCGTCATGAACCGCCTTTTGGGAAGGTCGTAAATCAAACTTAAAGTCTTCATGTTCTACTGGCGAGTTTACTCTTTTATCGACTATTTCGTAATCGTCTGGGATTAAATCCATTCTTCCGATAGGTATAGAAATCAAACCTTCTTTTATAAATCGTATTGTTTTAAATACTAAAGGTGGGTCTGTAGGTATACGAGGAGGAATACTATAAGTAAGTTCCTTTTCGATAGTATTGTGCAACTCTTTAGTTACACTCATGTATATTCTGTTACTTAGGACTGCTTTCATGTATCTTATTTCTTAAATTCGTACTAGAAAAAGAGTGCTGTCTACTTGTGTAAAAAATCTCATGCAATCCTTTGCCTGTAAAATGTCTGTCGACATAATCCTCTCCGACAAATCGAAGATGTATTTCTGTAGCCTCTAGTAAATCTAGTAGACTTTGTTCTGTATCATAAGGAATAATCTCGTCTATATACTTGACTGCTTTTAGTTGTACATATCTTTCAAATACTGATTGAACAGGTATATTCTTTTCTTGTCTATCTAGACTAGGGTCAGTTTGTAAACCTACTATTAGATAATCGCAGTTGTCCTTTGCTTCTTTCAACATTACTATATGTCCTGCATGAAGCAAATCAAATGCTCCGCAAGTAAATCCTATCTGTTTGTCCATTCTTCCCATATTTTTTTATTTTCTACTTTCATTTGTGTAGAATTGTTATCCCAAGGGCTAGACCAACCGCACTTTTTCTTTCTTTCTCGTATATGTTTTGGTATGTAGTCTTTCATAACTTCTCTTAATAGATATTTGTAAGTTCCTGAAGCATAGTCTTTATGTAATTTCATTTTTATTTTACCATCTTGTTGGTAAATATATCTAGCAAACTCTTGTGTAAGATATACTGGTCTAGATTCCATACCGAACAGACCACAGGTTTGGTCAGCAGCTAAGACATTATTCTCACTTGTTACCATTAAATCTATAAAAAGTGTAGAGTTAAATCCTTGTTTATCTTTTTCAAATATACTTTTTTGTACCCACCTTTGTCTTTCAGGAAACTCTTTCTGCCAAGTCTTATTGTAGCCTTTTGTGTATCTTTTAGCGTGATGTTGATATCCACTAAAAAACTCATCTGCACTATCTCCTGTTAGTACAACTTTACACCCATCTTCAGAAGCTGCTTTTGCTAGTGCATATCTTGGCCCTCTCCTATTATTATCATTCCATATATAGTTGTTTCCTTTCATCCATGCCTTGCCATACTCATCTCTTTGAGATTTAGATAAAGTTACTACTTTGTAAGGTACTCCCCATTCTTCACAAGTTCTAATCGCTAATTTAGATTCATTAGCAAATATTTCTTGTCTATACATATCCCCAGCTTCATCAGAATACGCACAAATATAGGCAGTTAAATCTAAGCCCATATCTTTTACTACCCCTAAAGCACAGGTACTGTCTAGACCTCCGCTTAGAAATATAGCAGTTTTCTGTTTATTTTTTGCTACTTTTTGTATGCCTTTTACTAACTCGTGTTTGAACTGTTCTTCATTAAAAGGAAAGTTGGCTATTTGATAACCTGACCACAAGTTTAAGCCTTTCTTCAGTATTCCAGTTCGTACATTGTAATGATATAACTGACCAGGTTCTACTTTTTTAACCCCTTCAAAGGGACTTGCATCTCCTTGCCATATCGCATTTCCAAGAAACTTATCTGTTAAAGGCTTAGCTTTTGAATCTTTAAAACTTGCTAGGCTCGTAGTAACACTAAGACCTTTATGTCTTTCTCGTCTCATCCACAAAGGTTTTGCTCCAAAATGGTCTCTTACAATATCACATATTCCTGTTTTGTAGTCCATATAACAAAAAGACCCATGCCAATTTGCAAACTCTATGAACTTAAATCCATATCTTTCATACCCATCAGCTAAAAACTTAGTATCATTTGCTATATTGGAGTCATACATTTCTCCATTAAATACCATTATATTTCCTTTACTTGTTATATAAGGTTGAACTTGTTTTTCTCCTGAGATATCTAGTAATACATGAGTCCACGTTAATGCATTGAAGTATCTAATAGTTTCACCACGCGCATCAGGTCCTCTGAATCTTTGCGCATCTATCATATCATCTACTTGTGTACCCTCTGTACTAATAACGAATCCACACATTATAATTCTTTCCAGTGCAATATTGTATTCTCTTTTATGTCATGCCATTTCATAAACTCTACATCAAACATAATAATTTTATTGTCTACTTTACTAGTATCTTCATTGATTGCTCTCATATCCATACCTCTAGTAAACTTAGGGTTAGTAGTCATTTCTCTAGTTTTTGTATCTCCGCTTTTGAGACATTCAAATTGTACTAAACATACTTTCTTTTCTAATGTTCTTTTTAATTTATCTAAATCTTGCGCCATGTATCTTTTTTCCTTTCAGTTGCATACTCCCATAAAGCATAAGGTATACCCTTTTTATAGAGTATACCTGCCCATGTTTCTTCTGCCTTTGGTGGTCTTGCCACAGTAAAAGGAAAAGGACAATCCTTTAACCATAATACTGTTGCCACATCTTTTTTCTTTACAATTCTAATTTTGTGATACTTCAATGGAGCTGTTTCTAACTTTTCATTGTAAAAGTATTTACCATCTGAGTCCACAAAGTGTTTACCTCTATGTTTAAGCATTGCTACTTCATCATCGCATTGATACTTAAGAGGATATATACTCTTCATTGGAGTCTGTAATCTTCTTAATCCTAACGATTCTCCTAACATATTTCTATCATCAATAACTTGGTCATCAAGCCATAACATATTGTCCAGTTCCTCTGGCTCATTATGTAATACATATACTGGATATCTAATCATCCTGTGTTCTCCTTATATGCCATGTTTTGTTCCAAAAGTCTATAACTTTATTATATTCTTGTGTTCCGTATATACAAAACCATATTTCTTCAGGTTGTATTACATTAAATCCTTGATATTTTGATAAGTCTGTTATAAATCCTTGTTTAGTAGTTAAGTTCCATTCTACAACAACATTAGCTTTAGCAGGGTAGTATCTGCCTCCTTTATACTCCCATCTCCACTCAAATCTAGAAGCTACTTTCGTACCTAGTCCTAGATTATGAGGAGGGTTATATAAACTCTTGCCCTGTTTACTTGTTTTTAGTATTACAGGGTCTTCCATTCCTGCAAATATTTCTATATTTGAATCCCAGTAGTCTTTATAAGTGTACCCTGTATTGTAATCTACATAAGGCTCTCTACTATAAAACATAGCAGCCTTTTCCAACATGTAGTCCCAATCTGGTTCAAAATTAATTTGCATATAGTTTTTCGAATTTACCTAGTGAGTAGTCATCAGCAACATCAAAGTCACATCCGACTGGTGCGCCTGGTATTGATAGTCCTCTATCTTTTTGTATAAACTCTTGTAGTTTTTCTGAGTAATGTTCTATCTCATCTTCAGGTACTTCTGCTAAAACCGAATCGTGAACAAGTGCAAATATCTTAGATTTCATTCCTGTACTTTCTATATACTTCTGCATATCGATACCGCCCATAAGGTTGATATCAGATGCTACAGACTGCACTAAAAAGTTGATTCCACTACGCACTTCGTGTGAGGCGATTCCTTTGTCCTGTGAATGAACATCAGGTAATCTTCTCTTTCTGCCAAATCTACTGTAAACAAATCCATTCGCTTGAATAAATTTCTTTTGATAGTCTAGCCATTCACGAAGTTTAGGGAACGCTTCGAAATAATCTTTAATAGTATTCGCTGCGTCTTGCATACTGAAGTATTCTCCACTATCCTTTGTTACTTGTTCACTTATCTTCTTCGGCCCAGCTCCATACATGATACCAAAGGTAACAGCTTTTGCTTGTTGTCTTTGTGCACCGTACAGTTCTGCGACATCATCAACATCGCAAGGTAATCTGAATACTTGTTTAGCAATCGTACTATGAAAGTTACCACCGCTTCTAAATACTTCCATCAACCCTTTATCATCTGCTAGTACAGCCGCACAGTATACTTCTGCTGTTGTTAAGTCCATTGCGACAATCTTGTGTCCTGCTTTGGCTTTGATACAACCTTTTACTGTGGGATTATCTCTAGGGAGCTGTTGCATATTAAGTTTACCACTACTACTCAATCTACCACTCGTTGTGCCATGTAGATTGAAGTTTGTTCTAAGTCTTCCATCCATGTCTAGGTTAGGAATAATCTT